AGGCCGTTGTGTAAATAACAATAGCGTATAGCTCTTGTTCAATTAGATGTTATCACACAAAGCGGCTATTGTCAAACCTCGTTATTATATCTTTGCTATTTATCATTGATGAATAATTCTTTTATTTTATTATCAACTAAATCAAGAATTAGGCTATCAGCAATCAAATTTTTGATTGGATCATAATGATTTACAGGTTTTTTTATTCTTATTTTACTTACTGTTGTAATATTTTGTACCAATGCAAATGATTTTTTATTCTTGTTAATGTATATGTTTGCGACTTTTTTAAATTCATTAACATTATTGATGACTTTTTGAACGTCTTCAACGTTGTATTCATTTGCATCAGATGAATCCAAATTTGCTAATGCTGTATATAATTCTCTAGTAATATTTAATAATTGCGGATAAACCTGTTTCGAAACAAAATTTCCTATATCTAAATAGTAAGGTTTTTCTTTGGAACTTAGTGGTATGACAGTCAAGACACCATTATTAGGGGAGTCTTTCTTTGTTATTACAATTGCAAAATGTTTGCCACGTAATTCACTACCCATAGAAGGACTGAAGTCAATCAATACAATCTGTCCACGTTTGTATCTTTGATATTTCATTTTCTTTTCTTGCATATAATTTATAATCCTCCTATCAATTTATATTACATCACTTTGGAAAGCGACGGCTCTTCCGATAACCCTAACTTGATTCAACTGTTCACCTGTAAGGATTATATCCTGATACTTTGGATTCTCAGGCTTCAGAATAACTAGATTCTGTTCACGATAATAGAAGAATCTTTTTAGTGTAGCCTCATCATCTATGATTACTACAGCAATCTCTCCATTCTCTACTATGTCAGTTTTCTTCACAAAGACAATATCACCGTCATGGATCCTTGCATTTATCATACTGTCGCCCTGACATTGGAGACAGAAATCAGCACCAATATCAGTACCAACCATTATATAGCTTTCTCTGTCTTCATCTGCAAAGATAGGCTCACCACATGCTACTTTGCCTAGCATAGGGAGTTTAATTCTGTCAACTCTATAAAGGTTGTTACAATCGATTGCTTCTTCTTTGGTTTCATTGTTTTCCATTTCTACGTCATACCCTAATAACCATGTTGGGTCAACGTTTAAAGCCTGACTCATTAGATATAGTCGTTCATCTTTTGGTTTTGCATATCCACTCATGTATTGAGAAATGGATGATTTAGGAATATTCGTCTTATTAGACAGTTCTTTGGGAGTCATATTTCTAATTCTTAAAGCAGAGGTTAATCTATCTTTAATATCAGCATTAGGTCTCATATACATCATCTCCTTTCTATTTATATTATATATAGGGTTTGTAAACTAATCAATAAAAAGGTTTAATTAAATTAAACAAAAATATTGACTAAATAGTTTAAAAATGTTAAACTAGTATCAGAAAGGAGGTAATGAAGTGAATGATTTGGAAAAGAAAATAAAAAAGCTGAGAAAATTGGTAGCACAATTAACTCAGCTCGTTTGGGACATAGGTTCGCTCCTAGCAGTCCTTAAGTTTATAATAGAAAGTCTTAGATGACTTTCTATTTATAAAACTATCATCATTCACTTTAAATAGCAATATGAAAAAAGAAATTTTTAAACTAATTATAAGCATCATTTGGCTTATTGTTGCTGTTTTTGGGGTATTTTTATTATTTATGGGTTAGGAGGTAGAATATGGCTTTTGATTACAGGAAACTGAAAGGTAGAATCATTGAAAAATATGGCAGTCAATTAAATTTTGCTGATGCATATGGTATTTCCGAAAATACATTATCATTAAAAATGCGTAATAAAGTAAGATTCACTAGCGATGACATAATTGCAATAAGCGATATGCTCGATATTCCCGAAAACGAAATAGGGTCTTATTTTTTTACAAAACAAGTTTAAAAAAATTAAACTTCAAGGAGGAACAAAAATGAACGAAGTACAATTATTTAATTTTGAAAATCATGAAGTAAGAAGTCTTTTGATTAACAGTGAGCCTTGGTTTGTCGGAAAAGATGTGGCTGATGTGCTTGGGTATAAGAATCAAAATGATGCATTAAGTAAGCACGTTGACGGTGAAGATAAAGATACAATCGCGATTCGCGATTCTATCGGTAGAAATCGAAACACTCCAATAATCAACGAAAGTGGTCTTTACAGCTTAGTTCTCTCAAGCAAATTACCAAGCGCCAAGAAGTTCAAACGTTGGGTAACATCTGAGGTGTTGCCAGCATTAAGAAAAACAGGGCAGTACCAAGTGAAGGAACTAAGCGGACAGGAATTAATGGCTAAGGCATTAATCGAGGCTCAGAGTGTTCTAGCTGCTAAAGACAAGCAGATTGAGGAAATGAAACCTAAAGCATTATTCGCTGATGCAGTAGCAACTAGCCATACATCTATCCTCGTTGGTGAACTTGCTAAAATCTTAAAACAGAACGGAATTGAAATGGGTCAGAAGCGTTTATTTGCATGGCTCAGAGAAAAAGGCTATCTGATCAAGCGCCAGGGCACTGATTACAACATGCCTACACAGAAGGCTATGGACCTCGGTCTATTTGAAATCAAGGAAGGATCTTACGTTAATGGCTCAGGAGTAAATATCACGACTAAGACGCCTAAGGTTACTGGCAAGGGTCAGCAGTATTTCATTAACAAGTTCTTAGCAAAGGAGTGAGAAAAAATGTGTAAACAGGCTACAACAAACTTGCAAATGTTTGATGTGATTAAGAAACAGTGGGCTGATAGAAATGACATCATGATTTTAGCAAGTTGCAGTGAAGCAAAGGCTTCTAGACTTAAGAAAGAGATGACCGAGAAAGTACTTAAGTCTGGTAAAAGACTTCATGACAGTAGACATTTGCCGATGAAACTGGTTATCGATTATCTTGGGATTGATGAAAAAAGGATCATCAAAAATGCGAATATTGAACATGAGATGATTCTAAAAGAAAAACAATTGAATAAATAGCTTTAGTTGCTCGTAGGCACCTAAGGCCAAAGAAGGCAAATAATATTATTGTAGAATGTCTCGTTTTCATTTTTTTGGAAACTCCCTTCGTATGTGTATCTTACATCGAATATATCAATCCTTTTTAAATAATTTGTCTGTTGATCAAATAAATGCTTTCTTTGGCGCTAAGTGCTTATGAGCACAAAAAAAAGAACACACGACAGCCATCGTGTGCTCCCACTCAATCTTGGAAAAGATTGATAAAAATCAGACAGTGCTAATTATAGCACAGAAAGAGGAAATTATGAATAGTAAAAGAATCTTATTAATTGCATTTAATGCATTTGTTTTGGGAACAGTTATTTCAATGATTAGTACAGGCACAAATTGGGATAGTACAGCCGCACATGTCTTAAGTGCTTTCTCATTAGGATTAAACATCTTATTTTTGGAATATATCGGATTAAAGGGGGATAAATAATTATGATCAAACACGTAGAAACACCATTCCTACACCTTGAGATTAAAAACGGGAACTGTGAAGTAACAGGAACAGGAAACACATGGCAGTACTTACTTCTATTTGCTTACATCGTTAAAGCTGCCAAAGAAGGACGCTTCACTAATGGGTTTGACGATGAAGGAGAAAAAAAGGAATTCAATAGAATTATAAATAAGGTGTATGAAAGTCCAGACGATGCAATTGAAGCATTTGGACCATTAGGGGATGTAAATACAGTCTCTGATATCTTAGAAGCGCTAGACAGATTGTTTGAAGGGGATTACGTAGATGGAGAATAAGAAAGATATTCTAGAGAGCCTGTTTGAGACTCTCACTAGAACTAGAAAGTGGAGTGATGAAATAGCAGAAATGCTATATCACAAGGATAAGAACGGCAATGAAGAGGTCACTGTAAGGCTTTATGAAGGTAACCAAGAAATGTTTATTGATGTTACTGGAGACAGCGGCATGGCTCTCATTAAAGACGTTATTAATGCTTTAGAATGTGTCTAAGGGGGTGAAAGATTATGAAAGGTGTAATTAAGCACAAGTTGCCAAAAACTCGTGAGGAGTGGCTATATGACCGTTTAAAGGGTATAGGTGGCTCAGATGTTGGTGCAGTTTTAGGACTTAATAAGTATAAAAGTGCCTACACTCTGTGGGCTGAAAAATGCGGACTTCTTCAAGATGAAGAGGAAGACAACGAAGCTATGAGAGTTGGTAGAGATTTAGAACAGTATGTCGCTGACAGATTTACAGAAGCGACAGGAAAGAAAATTAGAAAAAGTGGGTTTTCTTTTCAATCTGAGAAGCATCCGTTCATGCTCGCAAATGTTGACCGTTTAATTGTTGGTGAAAAGGCAGGGCTTGAATGTAAAACCGCTAGTGCACTAACTAGATGCGATTTTGAGAATGGTGATATTCCACCAAGCTATTACTGTCAATGTATGCATTACATGGCAGTAACAGGCTTCGAAAAATGGTATATAGCCGTTCTAGTGATGGGCAAGGGCTTCTTTTGGTACGAAATCAACAGAAATGAAGAAGAAATTGAAGCACTTATCAAGGCTGAAGGTGATTTCTGGGAAATGGTCAAACAAGGTAATGCGCCTGACGTCGACGGCTCAGAAAGTACAAAGAACACATTGAACACAAGATGGCAGTCTCAAGTAAAAAGTTGTGTTTTAGGGCATGAAGCCGAGGACAGTGTTAAAGAGTTGCTTTCTATCAAAAAGAGAATTAAAGCTTTGAAGGAACTTCAAGTTTCTTATGAGAACTCTATCAAAGCAGAGATGGAAGATGCAGAAGCTGCAGAACTAGAAAATGTCATGATCAAGTGGAAGACTTCAAAAAGTATGACTTTTGATAGAGATAAGTTTAAAAAAGAAAACCCAGAGTTATTTAAACAGTACTTGAAAGAAAGTACTCAAAGAAAATTCTATGTAAAGGAGAAAAAAAGAAAATGAGAACTAGAACAAGACCTAATCAAGATATTAGAGATATGTTGAAGGATAATGGGCTCACTCAATGGGATTTATGTAAAGCACTAGAATTAAGCGAAATGACTTTATATAGACGTTTAAGAGATGAACTACCAGAAGACCAGAAACAAGAATACATGAAAGTCATTGAAAGACTTATTACTTTAAACGCATAGAGAAGAAAAGGAGAACAGATAATAATGGCAGAAGTAAATCAGAAAGGTATTATTGCGAATACCACTAAACAGGCAGTTGCTAATAAGCATAAGCCTCAAACAATCAAGGACTATATCAAGGTATATGAAGGAGAAATCGCTAAGGCATTGCCTAACGTAATCACTCCTGAAAGATTCAGTCGCATCGCTATGACGGCAGTCACTAATACTCCTAAGTTAGCAAAATGTACACCACAGTCATTCATTGGTGCATTGCTTATTGCTGCACAGTTAGGAGTTGAACCTAATACAGCACTAGGACAAGCATATTTAATCCCATACGGCAATCAATGTCAGTTCCAATTAGGTTACAAAGGGGCGCTTGATCTAGCATACAGAACAGGAGAAGTAAGAAGTATTACTGCCGAAGTTGTCAGAGAAGGTGACTTATTCGAGTACGAATTAGGTTTAAATCCTAAATTGAAACATGTACCAGCACAGAAAGGAAGAGGAAAACCGATTTTCTACTATGCAGTATTTAAATTAGTAAATGGTGGGGAAGGTTTCCAAGTCATGAGTTATGAAGATGTTACAGAACACGCCAAGAAGTATTCTAAAACATTTAATAATGGACCATGGCAAAGTGCCTTTGATGAAATGGCTAAAAAGACAGTGCTCAAGAAGCTATTGAAATATATGCCGTTAAAAACAGAATTCGTTAAAGCAGTAGCACAAGATGAAACAATTAAAAACTTTGATGTTGGAGAAGACAACAGAGACATTCTAGACAAACCTAATGAATGGGTTGATGCAGATGTCAATATTGTTGATGAAGACACAGGAGAAGTCAAAGAATAGGAGATGTGAAAGATGGAAAGAAGGAGATGGATAAAACTTTATATGATGGACTATGACGAAGTCTATCACGATTCCAAGATGTTCCATCTTTGGATTGACATCTTACTACACACTAATCCTGTTGATTATTATCATCACGGAGACTTGATCAAGAGAGGACAATGCATCCTCTCTCTGAATCAGGTCGCTGAAAGATGTCATATGTCAAAACCAACGGTTTCCAAGTACCTTCGGTTATTAGAAGAATGTGGAAAAATCAAATTAGACATACAGCACAAAGGCACTAAAGTGACGGTGTTAAACTGGGATAAATACCAGAGTGATACAAGTACAAGCGGTTTAGAACTAAACCAAGAGGTAAACCACTTACTAAACCACTCACTAAACCAAGAGGTAAACCACTTACTAAACCCTAATAAGAAGAGTCTAAAAGAAGAGTCTAAAAGAATAAAAGAAGAGACTAAAAGACAGACCAGGGAAGACAGAATTTATAATTCTCTTTTGTCTAAAGGATTAGAAGACTATTACTCAGAAACATATGAGAAATGTGAAGTATATGGTTTCGATAGAATCAAGAACCTAAAAGCGTTCTGTATCGCAGTTGCTGAAGAGTTAGCAGCTAAAAAGAAACCTGTACCGATAGCAGAAAAAAAGAAACCAAAAGTTCCACAAAAAGTAACTGAAGAGGATAAAGAAGAATTAAGACGATTAACGGAAGAACTAGGAGGGGATTTATAATGACAATTGTGAATGATAGGAAGTTAGAAGCAGTCGCTAAATTCATTGGTGAAACGGAAGTCGAAGGCAATTGTATTTGTGACAATTTTAATGAAGTACTAGAAGAAAATAAAATCAATGTTCCTTGTACTGCTAGCAATTGCAAAAGCAACTGCCCATTCTATTCAAAAGAAAACTTCTTGAATTGGATTAAAGAACCTAATAAAAGATTTAGCGTTGAATATTTAAAGAGACCCAAAGCAATAGATTTTGTTGAATATATAAATAATGATGATGCTGCTCCAATAGATTATCCTAATTACGCTGAAGCTTTAGAAAGATACTGCACTGAGTTGGAAAATTTATTCGCTGATCTCGAATATGATTTAGAAACTGCTGAATGTGAAAATAGAGAGCTAACAGAAAAGTTAGAGAAGGTTAGAGGTGCTCTTGATGGGTCACATTGAAGTAGATGAAGAGAAATTGAGACGTTTTGTTAATGCGTCTTTATTTACTTGCATGGATTTGAATTATCACCTTTTTAAGTATAAGAGTTGTATCATTAGGTGTCAGGACTGTCCTTTGACTACTGTTGAAAGCACTATAGAATGGCTGAAAGAGGAGGGATGATATGAGTTATTGTATTGGCATTTACGTAAAAGTTGAAGGATGTGATAAATATGTAGAAATCGCAGAACCATTTTATTCCTCTCCTAGTTATAACTTAGGTGTGTTATTTAGGAGTTGCATGGACTGGGATTTTAAACTCGAAGAATATTATAGATGTGATCATGCGTTAGAACACCTAAACAAAGGAATTAAAGAATTAACGCATAACCCTTATGGGTATGCTGGGTTAATACCTGGAAATAACTGGAGGGAAATGCCCAGTGCCCTCAATGCATTACTTTCAATAAGAGACTGCATTTTAGAGCAAGCAGAAGAAATACCACTAGAGTGCATGTATATGAGATGGGAGTGATTAATGTGTTAAACGCAGAAAAGTTTAGGAAAGAAATATTAGAAAATTCAAATGTTGTTTTTGATTTTTCAATGAGCAAGGATAAGCATACAATTAAGAAATGCCTTGGTGTTTGTGATGATTGTTTCTTTCACGAAGCAGGAGATCACTGCTCGAATATTAAAGTTAAATGGCTCTTATCTGAGTATAAAGAGCCTGTTAAATTGAGCAAATTAGAATATGGGATTTTGAAGCATATTCTAAATCATACAGAGTACAGATATATTGTTAGAAGTTTTAATAATGTGTATGTATATACACATGAGCCGATAAATGATTTGGTTGGTGGAATTTGGTGTGTAGGAGAAGGAACATATGAAAAAGTCTCTCCTTTAAAAGATTTATTTCAATTTGTTAAAGATGGAGAATACGACCCGATGTTAATCAAAGATATTCTCAATAACTGCGAGGTGGTTGATTATGATTAATGCTGAAAAATACCGAGATGAAATATTGGCAAAGGTAGATAAAACTGAAAGATTCGCAATTGAGACAAATAATCAAAATGTGCTTAGAAATTGCATAGATTTGGAATGTTCTGAATGCTTATTTAATGAAGGTACAGGTTTGTGCTATTTTGAAAGAATGAAATGGCTTCTTTCAAAATATAAAAAGCATATTAAACTAACTAGATTTGAGTATGAGATTTTAGGACATCTCTTTAAAAATAAACAATATAAATTTATTGTCCGTGAAAGAAACGGTTATCTTTACGCTTATATAAACAAGCCAAGGAAATATGATAAGGCTTGGCAAGCTCTTACATGTATGCGAAGCATGAGTCTGTTTGACGATTTATTTCAATTCATTCAATGGGAAGACGAAGAGCCTACATCAATCGAAGAGGTACTTAATAGCTGTGAGGTGGTCAATGATGCTGAAGAATAAAGAAGAGAGAACCTCATTCTTAAGAAATGAGAAGAACTGGGAAGTTGAGTATTTAACAGCTGATATTAAAATGCTGACTTTAAAATTAACACCTAAACTATATGTCAGAAAAATTCAAGTGATGGGCTTTAATAAATATTTTAAAAAAAGTGGATGGTATACGCAGTTTACTAAGTTCTTTTATCCTGATGATCTATATTATGGTCCTAATGCTTCAGATACAGAATTATTAAAATATTTAACTGCGCATAAAAATGATGATTACATTGAAGACTTAGAAGTAGAAGGAGAACAGTAAAATAACATGAACACTATTTCAATGGAACTGCATGAAGAGCAGATAACAGAACTACAAAGTCAGATTGAAGAATTAGAAAGTGAAAAACATTGTTTAGAAGAAGAATTGGAAGATTTAAAGGTTGAATGTGAAGATTTAGAAGACAGATGCGAAAGTTATAAAGAAGCAAGCCAAAATGTATTGAGTAATTACAATGAGGATTTAGAAACGATAAAGTGTCTTCAGAAGTTAAACAAAAAACTTGTTAAAAGTAATAAAACAGCTAACAGAGATTTCTTTATTCTCGCAGCAGCTTATGTTGCTACACTAGTGCTAATGATTTACTTATTTATCAGATAAGGGGGGAGTGATATAGATGTTTTTATTGCAGGTATTAGGAAATGTATTTTGTGTGTTTGCTATTCTCATGCTGATTATTGGTATTCTTATTGCAATATCAGTGATTGCTATTGCGGTGTTTGTTATTGTGTCGGTCGTTGTGAATGGCATAGAAGAAGATAAGGAGAATAATAACTTATGACAATAAATGACAAGGAGGAACACTATTAATGCTTAATCGTGCTTTATTAGTCGGAAGACTTACAAGAGACCCTGAACTAAGAAGAACAGGGAGTGGGAAGGCAGTCACTTCTTTCAATCTAGCAGTAGAAAGAAACTTCAAGAGCGATGATCAAGAAGCTGATTTTATCAACTGTGTATGCTGGGGGAAGATTGCTGAAAATACAGAACGCTATTGCTCTAAAGGTTCCCTCGTTTCTGTTGATGGTCGCATTCAGACAAGAAACTATGAGAACAATCAAGGTCAGAAGGTATATGTTACTGAGGTAATTGCTGACTCTGTACAGTTTATTAATACAAAGAGGGATAGTAATACAGCTACTGCAGCACAAGCGCCAGTAAATAATCAAGCACCTGTTAATAACTATGCGAATAATGGACTGATTCATCAGTTCGAGGATGAAGGATTGGTTATGGAAGAGGATGATATTCAATTTTAGGAGATGCAAAATGAACAGAAAAAAAATTAAACTAACAAGACAGGAATATGAATATTTAAAGACTGGTGAAGGCCTTGGCGGTCGTATCGCTAGAAATAAAGATAATTCTTTAATCGGAACTAGAGCGACTTTAACTAAAGACTATAAATACGAAGAGTGGGTATGCATGTATGGGGAAAGGATTTTTTGCTTAGATGAAGCCAAAGACTTATTCAAATTCATAAAATGGGAAGATGAAAGGCCTTATTTAATTGATGATATCTTAGCTAATTGCGAGGTCGTAGATAATGGCTAGTAAGATAGACGTGGTCGCAGCTATTGAAACTTTAGAAATTAATTTAAGAGCGATTAATAATTGTATTCTCATTAAAAAAGGAGAATTAAAAGAGAAAATAGAAAGAATACATTATGACTGCCCAAGTGAGTATGAATCTATATCAATATTATGTAATAGTATAGTGTGTCTTTTGAAACAGGAAGAAATGCTTGAGTTTTCTCTTAGTCTTCTAAGAAATCGTAAATCCATAGCAAGCAAAGAAGCGTGTGAACTATTGGAAGATGATGAATTGAAAAGGTTAATTTCTAGGGTAAGTATTGGACATGAGTAAATACAATTCAAAAAAGACTACAGTTGACGGCTTTACATTCGATTCCAAGAAGGAAGCAAAACGCTATTTGGAATTGAAACAAATGGAAAAAGATGGATTAATTCATAAGCTACAATTACAGGTACCTTTTGAGTTAATCCCTCCTTTTGAAATCGAAATTGATGGGAAGAAGAGAAAGAGAAGAAGGATGGAGTATATTGCTGACTTCGTCTATTACATTAATAACGTTAAAGTTGTGGAAGATGTCAAAGGCAGAAAAACAGAAGTTTATAAGATTAAGAAAAAGATTTTTGAATATAAATTCAAAACAACGATAAAGGAGACATAGAAAAAATGAAAGTAGCAAGAAAAAACACATACTATGTTTACAACGCTGAAAACGGCGAGTTCCTTGGTTGTGGGAGCCGTTGCGACATAAGAAAATATTTTAATGTAGGATTAGAACGCATAGAATCATGTGCAAAAAGCAGAGAGCCGTTAGTTTCAACAAAAAATGACATAATACTAAATATTAGCAAAGTAGAAGGAATAGTTGAAAATATACCTTTTACAGTCGGGCTTACAAGAACAGAATGTAACTTTGTAGAAGTTTTCAAAATATTCAGATGCCCAAGAAACGAAGAAGAAAAGGAATATATGAGAACGCACTTTTCAATTATCAACCTTGATAAAGTAAGGTTCGAACTTGATACGAGGTCATTTAATGACGGATTCCCATTCAGAATTAATTTCACAGGAAAAGGAAGACTGCGCTCAATTATTTTTAGCGAAAAGTTCTATAGTAGAAAATTAGCAGAAGAAAGGCTCAGATATTTACAGGACTTTCAAGCGAAACAACGTAGCGGTGATTTCTGGTATTTTAAAGATAAATACGACGCTTCAAGAGTTGTATGTGTTGACAGGACTAGAAGCGGAAAGAATAAGATTATGTCACCTTCTCGTGACACAACAAAAAAAACAAATTATAAAGAGTATTTAGATCTAGTTCAATTTCTACAGTCTGAATTCATCAGATAATCAAGCAGGGCATTGAGTTCTTTATTAGATTTTATATACTATCAAGAAAATTTATTAGGACCCCTCATACTTAATAGATTCTTTTCTAAAAGCAAGATCCTCTCATGGATTCGATGCCCTAACATATTTTTCTATTCTAAAACCAACAAACAACAGCAGTGTCATGGCTTTGCTTCCATCTCATTCACCTTCTTTTGCAAAGAATAAGAGTATGAAGCGCTAATTTTGCTATCCAACTATAAAGTTATGATGTTGCTGGGAGAAGAGAAGACACAAATTGAAAACCAATAGGAAGAGTAAAGGACTGTTTTCTTCTTCTCCAGAAAGGAGGTTAAATGGGAAACTTTGTTTTATATCGTAACGGAAAAAGAACCGATATAACTGGATCAATAGAAAAGATAAGTCAGTATGTTGATGCTACTCAATTAGCTCTAAAACATAGATGGCAACGTATATATAAACATGAAAGTGTATTTTCAAATGAAATACCTATTAAAATAGGGAGTGCATACGATAATGAGGAATATATGGCAAATGTATTTGCTCATAGAAAAGTACACAAGAAAGAAAAGAAAAGAGCAAGCTATGAAGATAGGCAGTTCTATGTTGTCTATGACATGAATGACAATGTAATTGTTGCAGGCACTGCTGAAGAATGCGCTAATAGGCTATCCATTGGATTAGCTAGTTTCTACTGCAAGGCAAGCAATCAGCACAGCGATAAATACAATGCAAGGCATACTAGCACTGCCCCAAGAAAATATTATGTATATACTTTAAAAGATAAGGAGGAGTGAAATTAATTTGTTTTTCATTTTATTTGTACTGGTGATAGTGATTTATTTATTTTTTATTTTTGAGTAATCAGGAGGTAACGTATGACAGCCGAAGAAGTCAGAACGTATTTAAAATCATATAGAAATCTAAAGGACAAAGCAGACTATCTACAGAATAAGTTAATCAATGTTAAAGCCATCTCATATAGAGACAGTCCGACAGGTTCATATTCAGAGCCCAAGACTCAGAACGATTACATCATGATGAAGGATAGGTGTTTAGAAGAAATGGCTCTCATACGTCAAAATATAGATAAACTAGATGATATCAATCATAGGGATGTACTCTTTTATCGATACATCGAACTAATGAGTATCTATGATACTGCTGACATGCTGCATGTGTCACAGAGAACAGCAGAGAAGTATATACATGATGCAATTGAAAAGATGATTGTTATTCTAGATTAGCGTGAATACACGGTTATAAACGTTAAACGGCGCAACACTGCGCTAATTGATGTTATATAATGGTAAAAAGAGGCAAATTAAGCAGAGAGGCATAATAAAGCCTCTTTTTTTGTTGCTTGACAAGAAAGGGGTGCAGCTATGACAGAAAAGCAGAAACTATTTTGTGATGAGTATCTAAAAGATACTAATGCTACAAGAGCATATTTAGCAGTATATGATAATTGTAAAAGTGCCATAAGTGCAGCACCTCTTGCCTCTAAGCTTTTAAAAAAAGAAGAGATACAAAAGTATATCTCTGAAAAGATGGAAGAAATCCATAATGAGAACACCGCAGATATTCAAGAAATAGTTGAGTATCTAACATCTGTTATGCGCGCTAAATCAGAGTCTTATGTAATGATCATGAACGGTAACGGTATGCAGAAGGTCATACAGAAGCCTCCGGACGAGAAAGAAAGGCTTAAAGCTGCTGAATTATTAGGCAAGCGTTTTGGTATGTTTACGGAAAATGTAGATGTTACATCGAACGGCAAGACAGTAATCGTGGATGATATAGATGAAAGTTAGTTTAAAGTCCATTATTGGTCCTGCTTTCTATGATGTTCATAAGCATATCAAAAACAATGATTACACGCACTATTGGTTAAAAGGTGGCCGTGGATCATTGAAGTCTTCATTCATTGGTACTGAAATTCCTTTAGGCATCATGAGGGATGCACAAAAGGGACTGATGAGCAATGCAGTTGTTATCAGACGTGTAAAAGATACATTGAGAGGTTCAGTATATGAACAAATCAAATGGGCTATTTACATGATGAAAGTTGAAAATGAATGGGAGATGCCTGACTCAAAACTGCAGATGACTTACAAGCCAACAGGACAAGTCATCATATTTAAAGGTGCTGACAATCCTAAAAAGTTGAAATCAACAAAGGTGTTTGTAGGTTATATAAAATATGTTTGGTTTGAAGAATGTGATGAGTTTGAAAGTCATGACAAGATAACCAATATCAATCAGTCTTTGCTTCGTGGTGGTCCTGAATATTGTGTGTTCTACTCTTTTAACCCTCCTGAAAGCCAAAGAAATTGGTGCAACAAAGAAGTTTTAATAAAAAGGGATGATACATTCGTATCTCACACTACTTATCTTCAAGCACCGAAAGAATGGCTTGGAGAACAGTTTTTAATTGAAGCTGAACATATGAAAAAAGTTAAGCCTGAAAAATACCGTCATGATTATTTAGGTGAAGTTACTGGTACAGGCGGAGAGGTTTTCACAAACCTTGATATCAGAGAAATCACAAAAGAAGAAATTGATGTATTTGATAGATTGAAATTCGGACTAGACTTTGGTTATGCTGGTGACCCTTTGGCCTTTATCAAAGCTAACTATGATAAGACGCGCAGACGTCTTTTTATTTTTGATGAAGTATATGGCACTAGGCTGTCGAACGCTGATGCCGTCAAACTTATCAAAGAGATTAATCCACTTAACAATCAGGTCACTGCCGATTCAGCTGAACCAAGAACTATAAATGAATTCAAACTGTTAGGATTAAGAATAACAGGCGCCAAGAAAGGCCCTGACAGTGTAAAAAACGGTATTAAGTTCTTACAGGACTTAGAATCAATCATCATAGATCCTGTTAGATGTCCTAATGCTTACAGGGAATTTAATGAATATGAGATTGAAAAAGATAAGGACGGCAACCTTAGAGGCGACTTCCCCGATAAGAATAACCACGCTATCGATGCCACTAGATATGCTATGGAACACGAAATACTTCAGAGCAAATGGACTTTGTAAAAAAGAGGTGATTGAATGCTGACAGAAGAAGAAATCTTGAAGTTTATTAACAATGATAAAACATCAAAAAAGAAACGACTTGCAAGAGTCGGAGAACGCTATTATGAGTCTGAACACGATATCTTAGATTATAGAATGTTCTACTATAATCAGGATGGTGTTTTAGTTGAAGATACAACTAGAGCCAATGTTAAGAAGTGTCATGGCTTCTTTGGTGAATTGGTGGACCAGGAAGTGCAGTATATCTTGAGTGGAAAAGACGGCATAGTTCACTCAGATGACACTAAACTGCAGAAAGAATTAAATAAGTATTTCAATAGAAAATTCAAAAACGCTCTTAGTGAAGTGATTACTGGAGCTATCACGAAAGGCTTTGAATATATGTATGCCTACGTAAACAAGAAAGGCAGATTAACATTCGAGCGTGCTGATTCTCTAGGAGTTATTGAAGTCAGAGAAAGAGAGACTGATGATGGATGTGCATATGTCATTTATTGGTACATCGATAAACTAACCAAAGATAACAAAGCGATTAAACGTATTCAGGTATGGGATGAAAATCAGACATATTACTATGTTCAGGAAGAAAACGGAAGACTTCTTTTAGATGATTCTGAACGAATTAATCCAAGACCACACGTTATTTATACAAAAGATGGCGACGATACTATTTATTATGAGAATTTTGGTTATATACCTTTCTTTCGACTAGACAACAACAAGAAGCAGCATTCAGGAGTCAAGACTATTAAATCGTTGATTGACGATTATGACATGATGGCTTGTGGATTGTCTAACAACTTAGCCGACTTTGATCATCCAACATACGTGGTAAAAGGATTCGAAGGAAATGACTTTAAAGAGTTGCAAACCAATTTAAAAACAAAGAAGATGATAGGAGCTCCAGAAGGTGGAGGGCTTGAGGTTCATACTATCGAAGTGCCTTATCAAGCAAGAATTGCTAACATGGATAAAGATGAAGAAAACATCTATCGCTTTGGTATGGGCTTTAATTCTGCACAGGTGGGCGATGGCAATGTTACAAACGTAGTCATCAAATCAAGGTACGCTCTTCTAGATCTTAAGTGCAATAAGCTACAGGTAAGGATTGAGGAGTTCCTGGATAACATCCTTGAGGTTGTTTTAAAGGAAATAAATAAGAACAACAAGACTGATTATGATATCGATGATGTTTATTACAGTTTTGAAAAAGAAATCATAACAAATGAATCAGACAATGCACAGATTGAATTATTAAAGGCTCAGAAGAGACAGACTGAAATTAATACCATTCTTTCACTTGCTGAAGTAATCGATAACGAGACTATTGTTAAATTGATTTGTGAACAGTTGGACATTGATTATGAAGAAATCAAAGATAAACTCCCAAAGCCAAAAGAAGCGTATGAGCAAGTGGACAATGCGACTGATACATTAAACAATGTGGTGCCAGATGAATAAGCGACAGCTAGAAGTTGAAAAAGCCAAACTGCGAGAAGAGAAGAAGCTTCTGAAGGAATTAAAAAAGATATATGAAGATGCAGCTAAAGAAGTAGAACAGAAGATAAGGATTTCAAATGGTAAGATTGACTTACTTCTTTCTGTCTATGATGAATTAGATGATAAGCAAAAATCATTGCTTCAATCTCAGATATATCAAAAGAAGTTTCAAGAAAATCTCAAAAGGCAGTTAGATGAACTGATTGGGAATTTAAACGTTGATTCTTATGACAGTATTACAAGATATCTAACAGATTCCTATTACACAGGATATATCGGAACAATGTACGATATCCAAGGCCAAGGCATACCGCTAATTACTCCTATCAATGAGAAACAAGTCACAAGGGCTATGACCTTAAACACCAAGTTAAGCGTACCACTGTATACTAGAATGGGTATTGATGTTGGGGTCCTTAAAAAGCAGATTGCAAAGCATATCTCAAGGGGCATAGCCACATCTTCATCATATGCGCATATTGCTAGAAACATAGATGGAGCGTCTAATATTGGTTTTAATAAGGCAATGAGGATTGCTAGAACAGAAGGACATAGAATCCAGGTTCTTAGTGCCAATGACGCACAGCATGCAGCAAAAGCCAAAGGATGCGAAGTGGTTAAGCAATGGGATGCTACACTAGATGGAAGAACTAGACCAATGCACAGGCTTCTTGATGGTAAACTTGCAGAAATAGACGAGCCTTTTGTGGTAGATGATATAGAAGTTATGTATCCTGGAGGCTTTGGGATTGCTTCACAGGATGTAAACTGCAGATGTGCGCTCCTTCAGCGTGCTAGATGGGCTTTAGATGCTGATGAACTCAAGACACTGAAAGAAAGAGCCGAGTATTATGGCTTAGACAAAACTAATGACTTTGATGAATTTAGGCAGAAATACTATAAAATTGAAGTTTTTATGAAAGAACAATCTGAATTTTGTGATAAATATGGATTATCTACTGATGAACGATACGCAATAAATGCTTACGTTAGTTCTTTGGCATATACAATAAATGATTGTTTGAGAAATGACTTGAAAATGCAGAAAAACGAGAAAAAAATAGTATCTGATTTAAGAAGTGCATTAAATAAAATTCCTGATTATACAAAAGAGGTAACGCGCTCAATTATTTTTTATACGAATAAGGAATTAGAAGATTTTATTAAAGATTATAAAGAGAATAAAACTATCACTATAAAGTCTTTTGTTTCTACAACTAGAGTAGGCATTTATAATCCTGAGGCACAGGTACAGATTTTTTTCAAGAATGTAAAACATGCAAAAGATATATCACTTTTTAACTTTAAAGAAAAAGAAGTTTTATATTCAACGGATGTAGAATTTGATATACTGAATGTAAAAGAGATTGACGGCAAATATTATATTATTTTGTCAGAAAAAGAAAGGTGATATCTATGAATGAGGAACTTGAAAAAGGCATTTTAAAAGGAACGATAACCGGAGAATTTGAAATGACCGAAGAAATGAGGCGAGACACGGAAAAGTTTATAGATGACCAGTTTCATAAATATGGCATTTTAAAAGAAAATGAGTCAGTAAGTAAAGATTTCATTACAGATCCTTTAACAGGAATAGGCTATTACAAAAAGGAATTCAATAGAAGGTATAAAGACAGAGTGAATTTGCTTCTTCGTGAAGATTCTATTTATCGAAAAACACTCATTGAACAAATGAAAAAAAGCAAAAGAAGGTAA